GTGATCCCGTAACCCGGGTCCCCGGGGGATTTCCCGCAGCAGGACACGCAGGCACAATACGCCGTGACGATTGCGATGAGGTTTGTCATGCGGCTCCTCTACCCTTTCTATGCACCGCAGATATCCGCACGCGTCGACTAAGTTGTCCCTCTTGGGCATGTTGCCGTCCCGCATCGTCTTTAGGAGGACCATAAGCCACCCGACGTCCCGCATGCTGATCTCCTTACCGGGTGCCAGCTTGCCCGCGGCTCGCAGGTAGGCGGTCATCCCCATGGCTGTATTGGCGAAATTGTCACGCGGGTGGCCGTAGTGTTTGTTCCGATCTTCCGACGTAATCCGGAGTGCTTCGTCCAGAATCGTCTCTTTTGGTGTTCCTTCAGTCATTCTTTACCTTTCCCTCCTCTCCGTCCATCGCCGGGCAATAGTGGGGGCCATGGCAGCAGTCACAGTCTGCGTAATGTCTGCCGCTGTCGTTGGCGCAGAGCGGCTCACCACACCACAGGCACTGATCACAGTCGTCCGGGTAGACAATCGGCTCCCCGCACGTTTCACATTTATCTGGGTCTTCCATATTTTATCCTTTCCTGAATTTACTCAGATCCACGGGATCCGGCTCCTTGACATACCGGTCGGCAAACCCGCCTTCCAGCGCCAGAGGGATTCCGTCCGCCCACTCCGGCGGCTTGGACAGCACCCGATACATTTCCTCCAATGCGGCGTCCCGGTCTTCCTGCCGGCACTCCACGATCACTTCGTCATGCGACGTGAACGCGACGTATAGACCGCTTTTCCACAACTCCACTGCCCGCCACGCGAGGATGTCCCGTGCAACACGCTGCACAACATTCTCACACAGGAACCCGCCCCATACGTTGGAACAGATCTGGTTGGCCCGGTGCTCGCCGCGAACCTTCATGGTCTGGACTCCGCGGTCCGCCGTGCGCCGCACACAGAAATGCTTCAGCGTCTCCCCCGATGGGAGTGGTATCTCCAGTGTGCGCGGGCCCCCGCCCATGCACGCCAACTTTAGCTTCCGGTCCAGCCCGGACCAGAATTCCACAATGCCGGGGTTGCTTTGCCGAAAGGAGTCGACGTCTGCGCGTGCCTCGGGCTCCGACAGGTTCTGCCCGCCGTAAACGGCATACTTGGACCACCCCATCCCGTAGCCCAGTCCCAGAACCTTGTTCTTGGTCCGGGTGTATAGGGCAAGGTCCCCTTTCTTGAGCGGCTTGTCGCCCGACCACTGCCCCCACTGGCGTGCGAAGGCTTCATACAGGGGATAGCCCTCGCGGAGCATGTCCAGCAGCGCATGGTTGCCTACCAGCCAGTTGAGGACACGCGGCTCGATCTGCGAGTAGTCCAGAATGACAAACACGTTCCCGGGGCGCGGGCGGAGCCAGTGTCGGGGTGTGATCTCCAGCTCGGCCTGCGGGGCTCCTTGGCTGTAGTTCACGCCCCAGACCAGCGGGTCCCGCGGGAGGTTCTGCACATTCACCCCCTGACTGCTCCATCGGCGCGTATGCGGCGCGCCGGCATACAGGAGGTCCAACGGGATGGACCCGTCCTCACGTGTCCGCATGATGACACTGCGGGCCTTTTCCATAAACGTGTTCATGGAGCGCACGTCTCGCATCGCCTGAATGACATACGCGAGATCCGGGTGTGCCGCGCACAGTGCGTCGCACTCTGCGTCCCCTTTGGCGACACTGTGCGGCGCCGGGATTCCGCGGTCGGCGCACCATGCTTGAAGGGCTTGGTGGGAGAGAACAGCGCGGTCCTCGCCCCATGGGACCCGCTTGGCCGCCTGTTCCTTGTAGTGTTCCAGCTCCGCCAGATCGGCTGCGACAAGCTCACTGTCAACGTGCAGCCCCCGGCGGTTCTGCATGCGCGTCATGCGCGCAATATCCCCCTCAGGGCCCATATAGTCGGGGAGCAGCTCCAGACACCTTCCCTCCTCCACCGCGTCGTTCAGACAGTATTCCAGAATGCGCTGCTGCCGGTCCTCGGGCAGGTCCTTGAAGTGCACACCGCTCATCTCGTCCCGCAGCGTCTTATCCACCGCCTTGCCCAGCAGGGCCTTGCTCAGACCGGCGACGTTACGCGGAAACTGCGATGCGGCTGCGCGGTCGAGGATGCATTCCCAGTCATTGTAGGAGGCAATTCCGAGGTGCTCCATCCATCCTTGGTCGAAGTTGCTGTTTGCAGCCCAGATCTGGGCGTTGGGGTCCCCGCACATCTGCTCCAGCTCCGGGGCAAGCTCTTCAAAGGTGCCGACAGCTGCGTCACCCGTCCCCATGTTGTAGTAGGAAACACAGTATGCATAGGAGTCCCGAAAGTAATTGTCATTCCCCAAGTGCGAGGCGCTGGGTCCCTGGGACTTGTGGTAGTAGCTCTCAAAATCGACGATGATGTTTTCCATAAAGGTCCTTAGAAACGGAAAAGCCGCCCCCGGGGACATGAGCAGTCCCGGAAGCGGCTTTTTATACAGCCCCTAACAGGGCTATTCCGCGTCCGACACCTCCATGCCGGACAACGATTCGGCGCACCATGCGTGCAACTGCTCGCCCGTTTCCTCCGGTAGGCGGACAGAGTCGGTGCGCCAAACCCAGAAGTCACCCGCCTGCTTGCGGACCAGACGCCACTCCCACACAAACTTGTGCAGGCAGATGGAGTGCACGGGGAACCCGTTGTCCCCGATGACGGGCTTGCCGCTCTTGTCGAGCAGCGGGTTGCGAAGAACACCACTGCATGCATTAAAGATCGGCTGGGTGAAGTCACGGTAGTTTCCGCTGTTGGCCCAGAACACCGCAGGGCAATACCTTTTGCCGTCCAGCTCAAGGTTGAACATCCCATTGTCAGCCCCTTCGGGTTGCTCGATCAGGATGTGGTGCTCACCCGCCGGGCGCCAGCCTCCGTAGCCCACCGTCCCGCCGGCGCGAATAACCGCCTGCACCGAATCCACGCTGCGCGGAAGCATGCCCGTCTCCTGCTCCTCGGCGGTCAGCGTCTCGCGGAACCACTTCTTCATGGTGAACGGCACAAACCGCAGTGAAAGGAACTGGCTGCGGTCCTTGAGGTCGCGGGGCGGATACGCCAGCACCTCATCACCCAGCAGCACGGTCCCCTGCCCGTATGTCCCGCTCATCTGGCCGGACCCCTGCACCACCTTCAGCTGCGGGAACTTGACGTCGGTGTAGTCGAAGTCACCTTGAATTGCCCCGCTGCTCGATGCAGCCAGCGCCCTGCCCATGGGCGTAAGGTCTCCGCCAGTGGTCGCAGGGACGTTCTCTTCGCGCTTCTGGGTGGTGACCATTGCCGTGGCAGCGGGCGCCTGCTGCGGAGCCGGCTCGGGGGCTTCCTGAGCCTGCTTCACGGCCTTCTGCGCGGATACGTGCAGCGCTTGGGATGGCTGGTTGTTGCCGTCGAACATCTCTGTTTGCTGCGCCATTTGAGCGGGGTGGGCTACCGGGGGTGCTTCCTGCTCAATTTCGACCGTCTTAACTCGTTTACGTAATGCCATAATCATTTGCTTTCTGCTTTCTGGTTTCTGGTTTCTGGTTTCTGGTTTCTGGTTTGAAGGATCCCCCCGAAAGGGGACTGTGATAATGCGAATCAATATTCGTTGGCCAAGTCCTGCTTCAACATTTTTGCGCCGGGCTTCTCCAGCACCAGCTTGGCGTATTCGATCTGTCCTTCCGGCTGGGTAAGCACCCCCGAGGCGGAGAGCAAATGTTCGACATGCTCCTTGGCTGCTTTCTTGGTGACCTTGCCCCCGCGGGCTTTCTCGGTCTCCTGTATAGACAGCGCCCCAGCGTCCAAGACCTTGGTCAGGGAGAGCGTTGCGCACCCCATGAGGGTCTCCATAGTGACCAGCTCCTTTAACGCGTCAGCGACGTCTGTAGCGGCTCCCAGCTTCCGGTCCAGCGAGCGGGAGTAGCGCTTGAATTTCGCAACAGTCCCGTCCGGCATGGTGAGTTCCGGAGAATCCCCGTTCTCGCGAACATATTCGTTCATTGCCTTTTTAATGGGCTCGAACGCGTCCTCCATCATGCTGACCAGATACCGCGCTACGGTCAGCTGTTCCGGGGTTCTGATCTTGGCGGGGTCAAACAGCCCCGGGGCTACGCCGGCGGGCATATGCTGCGGAGCCAGTTCCGCCATCATTCGGGCGTGCGCGGTGCATGCGCCGCAGTTGGCGCAGTATGCGCAGTGTGCCCCGGCTTGGATCTTGTCCCAGACTGACTCCGGGTTCTTTTGGGCTTCCTCCACATACTCGATAAGCTTGGCCATTTCATGCGCCAGCTTGGGCACGTCCTCAAGCCGGTAGACGTGGTGCGTCCTGTTCCGCAGCTTGGGCTGCAAAAACACCACCGTGACCGTATCAATGTCCGGCGCCAGCTCCTGCAGCGCCGCGCATGCGTAGGACCGTCCCTGCATGTTCTTGTCGGCGGGAGTCACCGGAACCCACCCGAACTTGTAGTCCACCAGCGCGGCGATCTTGGTCTTGGTGTTCATGAGACAAAGATCCAGCGTGCCCCAGTGCACCTCTGCCCCGGTCGGACTATAGAGTGTTACGCGCTCCTCGATTGCCATTTCATCGGGGTTCAGGTCCCCGACGATGGCGTCAAGCTGCCCGCAGCAATACATAAGGTAACCGAGCTGGTCGTCTTCCAGCGCCCACGTCTCAAAGTGTTGCTCAAACGCCTCGAGGAAAGTCTGCTTGAACCCCGACGTGTTGACGCTGGCTGCGATCACCTCCATGCACCCATGGAGCATGGTCCCCTCTTCCGCCGCTTCATTCACTTCGCGGTCCGCTGACGTGAACAGGGGGCAGGACGCGTAGTAGTTTAGTTTGGAGGGCCCGTGAAGGTGGTGACCTGTAGGGCCCGTTGTGGCTAATTGTTGTGTCATGGTAGTCATACTCTGAAGTCACTGTCGCTGAATGTTATGTCGTTGAACTGATCAATTGCCCCGAGCTTGCGCTGGAGCCTGGCGTGAGTTTTTTCCTCATACGTTCCAGAGAGGGCTATAAACCGTTGGCGGGAAAAGCTCCCGCCGGCACGGTGCACCCGTCCCAGCAACTGTTTCATTCTCCACCCCGCCTCGTCAGGCGAGATGAGTGTTTCACGTGGAACAACGGGGTGCTGAAGGTTAAGCCCCTCAGCGCCTGCCGCCGACTGCAGGATGATGACGTCCAGTTCGTCATCGCAGAACTGCTGTTGGATCTCCGCCCGCCGGGCGGGGGTGACGCGCCCATCGTAGACGGCATACGTCAGGTCCAGCTTCTCAATTGACTTGGCAAACTGGTCTATAGACTCGTGGAAGTTTAACGCAACCACCACTGCCGACCCGTCCTGGAGCGCCTCGACCATCAGGCTCTTCATGGCGGTCAGCTTCTGAAGCTCCAGCCCCTGTCGCAGGCGGAGCATACGGGTAATTGCCAACTCGTCATCTTCGACGCCCGCCGCAATGTTCTTCCCCATTTCATGCAGCTCCCATGCGAGCCCCTCGGCTTTTTGGGGTT